GGATTTAAAGAAGATATACCTTTAGAAGAATTATATGGCGACACCTTTATGCAACAATTATTAACTGGAACAATACCAAATCAAAATGTTTTGCGTAAAAATTATATAACTCCTAATATAAATCCAAAAACTGGAAAAATAACACAATCTACCAATCCAGTAGGCGACTCTATTGGTGCTATGATGATGACAAAAGATGGTGGTGTAATTGGTAAGTTTATGGATGAAAAATCTGTAGACGATTTGATTCAAAAAGGATTAATAGATAATTCAAAAGTTTCTAAAGAAAGTTTTGGTTTATTAGATATTAATGCTAACCCTACAAAGTCAGGTGGATTACTACAGAAAAATACTAGCTCTGTATGGGATGAACCTACACAAACAATTACATCAGCAGACACTTCTATAAATAGCTCTAAACTTCCTGCTGCATTTACACAGCTAAACAAGGAAGGTGTATTTAAAAAAGGTAGTGTTAATATTGATATAGGTGGTGGTAGATTTAATAACGCTGATGAGTTATTACAAAAATCTGATGCTACTAATTTAGTCTATGATCCATTTAATAGAACTAAAGCTCACAATGCTAATGTTGTTGATGCAGTCTCTGGTGGTAATGCTGACACAGCTACAATAAATAATGTACTTAATGTTATAGATGGTGAAGCCAATCAACTTAAAGTATTAAACCAAGCTAAAGATGCAGTTAAAAAAGATGGTAAAATATTTATTAGTGTGTATCAAGGTAAGGGTGATGGTGTTGGTAGAGTTACTTCTAAAGGGTATCAACAAGATAAAAAAATTGAAGATTATTTAGATTTAGTTAAAAAGGTATTTCCAGATGCTAAAATTAAAAATAAGATTATAAGAGCTACCAATAATTAAGCATAGATTCTTTTACTAGTAACAGTTAGTAAATTATCAAAAGCAAGATCTAAATTTTTTTCATAAAACATAGGTTTCTTACCACCAAGAAACCGATAATAAATTGCAGACTTTTGATTTTTATCAAGACCATCAATAACAGCATCAACAATCTTAATATTATTCATATCAGTTTTAGATACCATATCCTCAAACACTTCCGATGTAGACTCGCCACCAGTAAAAAAATAACTTGTGCTACTTGGATAACCTAATCCATGCTTATCTACTTTCATCCACCTAGACCAATCATCTAGTATATTCATAAGGCGATTAATCCTCACTCACCACCTTCATATACAGTGTTTACAGTCCCATACATATGAGGAGTAGCTTGTGGATATGAAACATTTTTTCCATCATCCATCTTATGAGATTTTTTACTTTTAACTTTAAAGTTGTCTAGTATTTCTTTTGGGTAAAACATTGTAGCTAATGCACAATCAATCTTCTTGGAATATACAGTGTTTCTTTGAGTTTTTCTTCTTACTAATAAATCTTTAATACATAAACTTCTAATAATATGAGCTGATGTAGTTTCTTCTATTCCAACATTTTCTGCTACATCTTGAATTGTCAATTCCTTTCCTCCATCAAACAAAGCATAAATCATTTCTGATATTTGAAATCTTTGTAGTTTCCTTCCATCCTTTAAATCATACCAATGTAAGTTAGTTTGATTCTGTAATTTTTCGTATTTCATAACTCCCCCTTTGTAACAATCTTTCCTGTAGGCTCATGAACAATATGAAATTCTTTGTCCTTGCTCATTATAAAATATGTATAACCCTCCCAAACAAATTTATGTTCCTTCCATTCGTTTTTATTTTTCTTTAGTGTTTCTTTTCCCTTTGTCATTACAAACTCCTTTTAAATATTTATCATGCCCACACCACCATTTTTTATAAAAAAACTTTCCCTCTTTTTTACATACATGGCAAGGGTGTGGTTTGTTTAAATTAATCTTCGTCATGCAATTCGTCATCAATCCATTCATCTTGCTTGGCTTTAACCTCTAAAACCTTTAATTCTGTTTGATGAACTTTAATCATTTGCTCAAGATACCATATTGCTTTTTTGCAATCATCAATTTTGTCTATAATTTTTTCAGACTTCAAACCTTCTCGGCTAATGTACTTTAAAGCGTTTCCTTTTATGTAACCATAAAATTCTTCCTTGCTCATTTTGGCTTTCATATACTCTATTGTTTCTATTCCGCCTTTTTTGTAATGTTCAGGATTTATGCTATCTTCCATTTTTAATTCCTCATTATTATTAGTAACAAATACTACCATTTGCAGTAGGCTGACAAACTGTTAATTTATCAGTTCCATAAATAAATGTTGATTCATTATCAGATACTTCAACATCATAATTTACTGAACCCTCATTATCTATATACACAATTGTATCTGGTGCATCAATAATAACTAATGATCCATCATCAGTCCAAACACTTTCTGCACTTAAACTACCGCTTAACAACATCAATAAAATAATTCTCATAACAACTCCTTTGTAAGTGTGAAATAACACCATATGCAGATAATATATTAATTAAATTATTTGTGCAAATAGGTGTTGCAAATGGTTTGCAATCCTGTAATATAGAGTTATAAACAACAAAGGAGAAACAAAATGATACTAACAGACAACAAAGCAATCGCTAACTTAATAGGACTAGACATCATAGCTGAAATAGCAGATGACTATACTTGGAAGTCTGAAAAGTTTATGACCAAAACTAAAGAGCTAATGTACCCAGATGCTAAAAGTGTAGCTACTGAAATAAAAGATGCATGGTTTGATGAGGTTGAAGATAAACTAACATCTTTTCAGCTTTATGACTTTAGTAACAGAATAGACTTTCAATCTATAGCAGACACAGCTATAGAAGAAGCAGAAGAAAGACGAGATGCTGAAGCTGAAGCAAAAGAGTATGAAGAAAATCCTGATAACTGGATCTACGATAAAGAAACTGGAGTTTGGGATGAAAGATATTAATAACAAAGGAGATATTAAAATGCAACAAAAAATAATGGAAGAAGCTAACCAACATTTTGCAATTAGTAATTTTGCAGAAATTGTACTAGACTCTGGAGCTAATTCAGTTCTAGGTTTAATCAAGCAACTTAACCCTGATGCCTACCAAGAATTAATTATGGCATCACAAACAAAGGAGATATAAATGAAAGAACTAATTGAAATTCAGCAAGAACTTAAAGCACCAAAAGGTCAGTTAAATAAATTTGGTAATTACAACTACCGAAGTGCAGAAGATATTTTAGAAGCTGTAAAACCTTTACTAGCTAAACACAATGCATTGTTATTACTTACCGATGAAGTTAAAGAGGTAGGTAATTATATGTATGTAGAAGCTACAGCAGTTTTTCAGATAGGTGAAAATGCTATTAGTGTTAAAGCACAAGCAGGTATTAATCCAACTCGCAAGGGTATGGATATCAGTCAGAGTTTTGGATCTAGCAGCAGCTATGCAAAAAAATATGCATTAGGAAACCTTTTACTTCTGGATGATACAAAAGATGCAGACAGCAAAGACAACAGTGCTGTTAACAAGCCATCTACACAAGCCGAACTAAAGAAAGCAAAAGAAACTTTAGAAGAAGCTCATGCAGTTGGTGCACTCAAACAAGCATTTTTTGAATTACCAGATGTACAACAATCTGAATTAAGGGATTTTGCTAATGAGCTCAAACGAACATCTTAACTTTTTAAGATATGAAGATGGTAAGTTGTTTTGGACACAAACAACCTCAAACAAATTTAAAGTTGGTCAAGAAGCAGGGTCAATAAAAACTAATGGGTATGTTCATGTGCAGCTTTTTAATAAAAAGTATTACGCTCATAGAATTATATGGGAAATGTTTAATACTGTTATTCCTAAAAATAGGCAAATAGACCATATTAATAACAATCGTTCTGATAATAGAATAGAAAATTTACAACTAGTAACTAATAAACAAAACAGCCAAAGAAGAAATAACTCTAAAGGTTATCAGTTTATGAAAAATTTGATTAGACCATATTGTTCTAAAAAGAGATTTAATTGTAAAACTTATTATTGTGGGATGTTTGGAACTCCATGTGGTGCTTACATGGCTAATAGAATGTTTTTTATAAGAGGGTTACATGAATAGTCATCTTAAAGATAATCGTAGGCATAACATCATAACTGCATCTCAAGCATGGGGTGCAGTTTATGAAAGACAAAAGCTTTGGAAGGAAAAGACGTTTAGGGAAAAACCTTTTGCAGGCAATCTAATGACAGCCTATGGTTTAGCTAATGAAGAAACAGCATTGAGAGCTTTTGAAAAGCATATGAATGACATCTGTGAGAATGGCAATAAGTTAATTGTGCATCCAGAGTTACCTCTTGGTGCAAGTGCAGATGCTTTTTTAAATGGCATACCAGTAGAAATAAAATGTCCGTTTACACAAAAAATTTATCCGACTATCCCTGACAGGTATTATGTCCAAATGCAAATTCAAATGTTTGTAAGTAAAGCAGTAGCAGCACACTTTGTTGTATGGACTCCAGAAGAATTACATACGGAGTTGGTGCAATACGATCAAGAATTTATTGACTGGTACATACCAAAGGCTCAAGAGTTTTTGTCTTATGTATCAGAAGATAAAGAACCCCCTCGCTATAAGAGGAAACCGCAGTTTAATTTTAATAAGGAAAAATAACATGGCAGTAATAGGAGTAACTTTAAAAATTAATGTAGCAAAAATTGATAAATCTAAATTATATAAAGGAACAGAAGGTACTTATTTAGATGTGACTGCTTTTGTTGATACAGATAACCAAGATAAATTTGGTAATAACGGAATGATTACACAGTCTGTATCAAAAGAAGAACGAGAAGCAGGAACTCGTGGAGTAATACTTGGCAACTCTAAAGTATTTTTTCAGGGTGAATCTAAACAAGGCTCTAGTCCTAAACAGGCTCAAAGTTTTGATGAGTTAGAATCAGATGTTCCTTTTTAATTTATTGTTGGGAGTAGCTCTCATAATATTGGGAGCTATATCCATTTTAGTATGGGTGTATTTATTTTATTTATTAATTAACAAGGGAGTTAAATTAGTTTTAGCTCACAAAGGAAAATAACATGACTTACAATGAAGCAATTAAATTATTAGATGGTGATGCAAAGGCATTAGCAGAAGCATTAGAGTGCACACACCAAATGGTATATCAATACAAAAAAAATCCTGACAAAGAGTTACCAAAGGTTAGGTCTATTGTTTTACAGGCAAAGCTAGGAACTTACAAGCCAACTAGAAAAAGAAAATTTGTAATGACTTGTAAGGCGGAAGTGGTTTAAAACAAAAACAAAGGAGATGTGATGTATAGAATAAAAAATTGGAAAGAGTTTCAGCCACCATTGAGGGCAGATAGAAATGTTATTTGGATCAAACTTTACAGAAAATTACTAGATGATTTTGATTGGAGCAACTTAACGGATAGCAACAAAGCAACCTTAATAGAGTTGTGGTTATTAGCATCAGAAAATGAGGGTAAATTACCAGATATTAATGAAATATCTTTTAGATTAAGAAAGGATAAATCTTTTATTAACAAACAGATAGAACAGTTGGCATCATTTGTTTTACAAGATGTTGCCGAAGAGTTGCCGACTCGGTTGCCTAGAGTAGAGAAGAGTAAGAGTAAGAGTAGAGTAAGAGTAGAGGTAGACAATGGGTTTGATTTGTTTTGGAATACTTACCCAAGAAAAGTTGGTAAGGGTAAAGCTGAAGATGCATGGATAAAACACAAACCAAATGTTGAAGATGTTATAAAAACTTTAACTTGGCAAAAACAAAGTAAGCAATGGTTTAAAGACAATGGGACTTATATACCAAACCCTACTACCTACATAAATCAAAAAAGATGGTTAGATGAACCTACAGAGGAGGTAACATTTTGAATAACGATGACAAAATTAAATTTAAAGAAATGCTAAACACAGTCTTTGATATTTACAATAGGACTCATGCAGATCAAAACTTGTTAAGGGTCTGGTGGATGAAGTTACAGAGCTATGATATGTCAGTTGTTAGCAAGTCATTTGATAGCTGGACTACTAGCAGCAACAAAGCTCCAACTCCTTATGACATCATATTACTTTGTAGACAAAAAAAGTTAGATGCGATGCCAACAAAAAAATTACCATATAAACCTTTAACTCCAGAAAAAAGAAAAGAAATATCTGAAAAGTTACAAGGACTAATTAAAAAAATGACAGGAGCTGTATGAAATTTACATTAAATAAAAACAATTTAGATGGGTTAGTGAGTAAGTTAAAAGAGTTAGATCAAAATGTATTATGGTCAGTAACTGTAAAGCCTTATAAGTCTACAAGGACTTTGGATCAGAACGATTATTACTGGAGACTAGTAGCAGAACTTGCAGATTACTTTGGGTTAAAATCTAAAGATGAGATGCATGAGGTGTTACTATATAAGTTATTATCTGAAGAAAAGCAGATAAAAAATTTAAAGGTAATAACTATTAACAGCACTACTAAACTAAACGTAAAACAATTTAACGAGTACCTAGAAAAAGTTAAAGAGTTTGCTAGAGGATATGGATTCAAACTTGGCGAAGAAGAAATCAAAGACTAAAGATGAAAAAAATTGGCTTAATAAAATAAGCAATTTTGGTTGCGTAGTTTGCAGGAAACATTATGAGATAGATGATGCACCACCAGCAAATTGTCATCATATCCGACAAGGTATGGGTGCAGGACAAAAGAACAGTCATTACATGGTGCTGCCACTTTGTTGGGAACATCATCAAGGTCAGGATGGATTTCATCATGCACCAAAGACTTGGCAAGAGAAGTATGGAACTGAAGCAGAACTTTTAGAATGGGTATTGAATAAACTATAAATCTAACTAATAGAAGGAATTAATAGAATATGAATTGTCCTAAATGTGAGTATGAAATGATCTGGGGTGGCGATTATGATCTAATAGATGATGATGTTAAAGAGAGTACAAGTTCTAACTTATCTTGTCATAAGTGTGGGACTATGCTTGTTGTTTATTGGGGAGATAAAGATGATTGAGTTTGCTTTTGTAATGGTAATTAATTTAGCACCAGAACCTTTAACCGATTGGCAATATGTTGGGTCATTTAATAGTTGTCAAGAAGCTGTATTATATGTAGATTTGCATTATCCAGATCCAAACAAAGTTGAAATGGAATACAAATGTTTGCAAAAAGAATATATCTATTTGCCAGAAGGTACGCAAATAAAAAATATAGACATGAAAAACAACAGCGTAAGATATTATGATAAACATAAAGTATGTAAAGTAAGGAGGGATTGTGATGGGTAAAGGATCAGGTCGTAGAAACGAAAACACAAAATTAGTAGAAGCTAACTGGGATAAAATTTTTAAAAAAAAGAAAGTAGACCCAGAAGAAAAAAGCAAAGATGATGGCTACGGAAATTTACTAGAAAAAGACAATGGCAAAGACTAGTCCTACTCAAAGAACTTTAGCTAGGTTAAAAAAAGAAAATTACGATCTGGTAGAGGTCACTGAAAAATGGTGTGCTTTTAGCAGAAGAAGGAAAGACCTCTTTGGGATAATAGACATCCTTGCATTACACAAAGGGGACACCATAGCCATACAGGTAACAAGTTATAGCAACATTGGAGCTAGGGTAAAGAAAATTTCTGAAAGTCCCTCTATCGGCTTTATACGAGATGCAGGGTGGACAATTTTAGTAGAAGGATGGAAGAAAGAAAAGAATGGAAGATATACCTCTAAAATTGTTGATTTATCTTGATAAAAAATACTTTGCAAATAACTTGCATATTTATCTAAAAGGAGGATAATGAATTTGTAGGTTAAATAAACAACAAAGGAGATGAACATGAAATATCACATTTTACAAATTAGCTTAACAGATGCAGAAGTAGATTTAATTAATGAAAAAGGTCATGGTGCTGTTGCAAGACACGCTAGACATTTACATCCAAGAAACATTTTAATACATGACTATGATCATGTTGCTAACTTTGAAGCTGATAGTTTAGCTGAAGTAGTAGCTCTTGGTAACGCTGACATTGATCGTTACAACCATCCTCAAATTGACATTGTTATAGACAATCCAGAGCAAGGTCTTGCTAGTATTAGCAAAGGCGACATCATTATTGCTGCTAAAACTAAACGAGTTTACTATAGCACTGGTTATGACTTTAAAGTGTTAGATGTAAAGCCAGAGGAATTAGTAGGATTACTCTTTGACACAAAGGAGGTGGCATAATGATTGATACTACAAAGCTACATAAAAATGACTACCTTGTAACTAAAGAGCAAGTTGCAAGGTTTATAAGCGACAGACCTGATATGTCTGCAAATGCTTTTGCTAACCTTCTTAATGGTGGCAAGTTTGAGCTTGATCACCTCAAAGATTTTATAAACAAAGATACTTTTTTAACTATTATCAAAGGAGATAAATGATGGAATTTTTATTTGACTTATTTGCAACCATCGGTCTTGTAGGACTGGTGGCTTGTCTACTAGAAGAAATTTTGTTATAATCGGAGGGTTGGGATAAGTTCGTCTTGAACTTTCTCACACTCCTTTGTAATGCCACTTTAATCGGTGGCATTTTTTTTATTTACAGGATGGAAAATATTATGTGGTCATGGCACTGGTTTGCAGGATGTCATTTTGGTGTTGAATGGTATGAAGATATGAAAATGGATGACTCTAAAAACAAAAAATTTTTTGAGTATTTTATTATTGATCTGGGGTGCATACGAATACAGAAATGTACGCAAGTTAAAAATGTCTAACGAGGAGAATAAAAATGAAAATGAAAAGAGGAAAGAAACCACCGAAAAAGTATTAAATAACAAACTTGAAAAATTACGCAGATGGTTTGAGTCTATAGGGGATTGTGTATGAGCTTATATGAAAATATACATAAAAAAAGAAAAAGAATAAAAGCAGGTAGTGGTGAAAAAATGAGAAAAGTTGGTAGCAAAGGAGCTCCAACAGCAAAATCATTTAAAGATGCAAAAAAAACTGCTAAAAAGTTTCCTGTATGAAAAATGTAAAACATTACACCAAAGATGGTAAAGAGTGGAAAGGCAATACACATAAAATGCCTAATGGTCATTTACATACAAACAAAACACACACTAAAACATCACAAAAATTAATGCACTTTAAAGACTTATCTAAAAAAGCTAAAGCCAAAGCATGAAAGACCCAAGACTAGAAAGAGCAGGTGTATCTGCATTTAATAAACCAAAAAAAACTCCAAACCATAAAACAAAATCTCATGTAGTAGTAGCTAAAGCTGGAGACAAAGTTAAAACAATCAGATTTGGTCAACAAGGTGTTAGTGGAGCAGGAAGTAATCCAACAACAATAAAAGATAAAAATAGACAAAAATCATTTAAAGCAAGACACGCTAAAAATATTGCAGAAGGAAAAATGTCAGCTGCCTATTGGGCAGACAAAGTTAAATGGTAAGCAGTCCTTGCAATGGAGTTTGTAAAATCATTGAGGAAAAAGATGGGGTAGCTAGATGTATCTCATGTAAAAGAGACTATGATGACCTAGCTCAATGGTTGTACTTGTCAGAAGAAGCAAGACTATATAGGATGGAGCAATTAAAAAATGGCTGATAGATATAAAACAATAAACATTTATGATATGTACCCAAACAGTGGTGAGCTAGAATTAGGTGCAAATTTAATTGACCCTATAGTAAGTGCAAATTTTTCAAACAGAACTGATTTAGGTAACAGTTATTTTGATGCTATGGTCGGTGGCTCATATCAACCAACTAATGAACAGAACAGAATAAATCCAAGAGCAGGTCTTTCAATGGGCAATAACAATATAAACTTGTCTGGGTTTATGGATGAATATCAAAAATCTATAAATGCTAATGCTGGAAACTTTTCTGGTGGCATAACAAAAACAGCTAATGACGAACTAATTAAAAGACTTGGCTACAATAATAATAATATTAATGCTAACATTGTCAAAGATCCATACAACACAACTTATTCTGTAGAAGGATTATTAGGTACTATGTTTGGTGGTGATGTAACAGCAGAAGCTATGAAAGACGACTACAATAAAAGGATAATGTTTAACTATCTAAAAAACTTTTAAGGAGCAATGACCCATAACGGAGTTGCATAACAATGGATAAAGAAGAACAATTAACATTAGCTAGAGAGAAAGCTGCAATAGCTAACAAAGGAAATACAAACTCTAGTAAAAAGAATAGGTTACTAAAAGAAACTCTGAACAGAATTGTTACTCAAGACGATGCTAAAAGAGCTAGAAGTATGATGGAAGCATTAGTAGCTAAAGCTGAAGAAGGCGATACACGAGCTCTGGATATCGTATTAGATCGTTTGGAAGGCAAAGTTCAAAGCCAAACAGACATAACATCTAGCGATGGATCATTACAATCTAACTTAAAGATTGAATTTGTAGATGCAGCCGACCCAAAAGTTTCCGAGTAAACTAAAGTTTTTATTTGAACCACACCGATATAAGGTAGCTTATGGTGGGAGAGGTTCAGGTAAGTCTTGGAGTTATGCAAGAGCTTTACTAATGATGGGTACAGAAAAACCATTAAGAGTTTTATGTACTAGGGAAATCCAGAAATCTATTAAGCAATCAGTGCACACGCTGCTTAAAGATCAGATACAAGCATTAGGTCTAGGTGAGTTCTACGAGATAGTAGAGAACGCTATACGAGGAAAAAATGGGACTGAATTCAACTTCGCTGGTCTTGCTACCAATACAGTTGAAAGTATTAAATCTTTTGAGGGAGTTGATATAGTCTGGTGTGAGGAAGCACAGAACATTAGTAAACGATCATGGGACATCTTAATACCTACGATCAGGAAACCTGCTAGTGAGATCTGGGTAACATTTAATCCTTACATGGATACAGATGACACTTACAAAAGATTTATTATTAATAAACCTAACAACGCTAGAATAGAAAAGGTTAATTACACTGACAATCCTTTTTTCCCAAAGGTATTGGAGATAGAAAGAGAACGCTGTAGAAATCACAACGCTGAAGATTATGGAAACATCTGGGAAGGTGATACTAAAGCTGCTGCTGATGGTGCTATCTATCACAATGAGATAAGACAAGCACAAGAGTCTGGAAGGATTACTAATGTACATCCAGATGCTTTATTAAAGACTCACATTGTTATGGATCTAGGATGGAATGATTCTATGTCTATTATTTTATGTCAAAGAAATTTGTCCGAGATAAGGATCATAGATTACATAGAAGATGATCACAGGACTTTAGATAGCTACTCGGATCAACTGAAGCAGTTAGGACACAACTGGGGTACGATGTATCTACCTCATGATGCTAGGAACAAAGACTTTAAGTATGGAACATCAGCAGAAGAAATTATGCAAAGACTTAACTGGCAAACAGAAGTTATACCTAAAGCAAATATAGAAACTGGTATTAAGTTAGCAAGGATGACATTTGAGAGAGCTTACTTTGATCAGGATAAAACAAAAAGATTAATAGAGTGTTTAAAGAATTATAGAAGAAGCATCAATCAAACAACGCAAGAACCACAAGCACCTTTGCATGATGAATACAGTCATGGTGCTGATGCTTGGCGATATACTTGTGCAGTTGTAGATGCAATGAGTAACGATGATTCATCTTGGGATCAACCACTAGAGATTAACAAATCATGGATAGTATAAATGGCATACGATAAGAAAAAAATGAACGCTGATTCTGACGACAATAGAGAAATGTTAAATATTGTTGAGTCGCATATTGATGACAGTTTAGGGTTTATTGAAACTGAAACCTCGCAAGAAAGACAGACAGCTCTTGAATACTACATGAGAGAACCTTATGGCAATGAGGTTGAAGGTCGTAGTCAGATAGTAACAGGTGAGGTTGCAGAGGTTGTAGATGGTGCACTACCACAAATTATGAAGGTGTTTACCCAAAGTAATAATGCTGTTGTGTTTGAGCCAGTAAATGAAGGTGATGCTGAAATGGCTGAACAAGCTACTATGATGGCTAACCATGTATTCTATAAAGACAATAATGGCTTTGAAGTTATGAACTCTTGGTTCTGGGATGCATTATGCCAGAAGGTAGGTGTAGTAAAAGCATATTGGGATGACAAG